TACAGGATTTTGCTTCACTCCGCAAGACGGCAATTCGCTTTTGAGCAGCGTTGCTGCATGTCTATGGGGGATCCACAAAGAAGACTATTTAAAGTACATGCAATTATTTGACGAGTTTTTATTCAATGAGATATAATAAACGCCGCGGCACTGGTAAAAATAAATTTCAATACGTGTGCGAACCTAATTCAATAAAAATAGTCGCCCAGATCGCGCCCAGCGCCCATGGGAAGATTAACGTTACTTTATATGTTGATGAAAGAGAGGCCTTGTTTGGAAGCTATAGAGTACAGGATTTAGAGGTAGAAACAATCAACAGCAGAGTTGCAACTTTTTGTGATGGTCTTGCGCTTTTTACCGATGAAGATATTCAATCTTATGTGAGTGAAGATAAGTCGACGTTAGCGCGCCACGCTTATCGATTTTTAAAAGAAGTGCGAAATAAGCTCGGTAGGCTTATTTGGAAAAGATCATGAATCGAAGATGTTTTTCAATTCTAATAGACCCATCACATCTTTGTACACCACATATTTAGTAAGATTTTTTTTAATAAAGTGAAGTAAATCATCATAACGCGCCCCTAGAGTGATTGTTGGGAAGCGCACATAAACGGAATGGACGAGACCTATTAATTCCCCTTTATCATTGAGCACCATTGAGCCGGAGCTGCCAGGCGCAGCCATTAGTGTATACCAAGCCAATCCCACGGTTTCGCCATTGTATTGTCCTTCGATGATGGGCACCATATTAGGATAGAAAATAGCTATGGGCGCCGAAATATTATAAATTTTGTCCCCCGGTACCGGCTTCGTAGGAGAAATTTTAACTGCTTCCACACCTTCAACCAGATCTTTCACAAAGAGCAAACAAACATCAATTTTGCTATCATATGTTAAGACTGAGGCGGTATAGGCTTCGCCATCGAGCCTTCTTAGTGTATAGATAGCAGATGTTTTAGTGGTTTTTGATTCCATTTCCGGAGGAACTTTATCTTCACATACATGTGCAGCTGTTATAGCAAATGAACCTTCTTGTTCTGTTTTCACTACAAAAGCAGAAGCAGCAGATTTGAAATCTCGGGATACACATTGGTTGTTTTCGCATTTAATAATTGTAAGTACTTTACGCACATGTAGGAAAGAAGTCCGGGGTAGTATGTCTCGTGGGTGATCAGATAGGTGTGTGCAAGAAAGAAATGGCAATACCACGAGCATTAATAAAATTTTTTTAAACATTCTTTTTTAAACCTCTGTTAAAGAGCCTTTCTCCTTAAACGCACACCCAATAAGCATTCGACCCTAAAGTAAATATGGTTTAAAAAAAACAATCGTTATTTTTGCACAAAAAAAATAAAAACTAATTATTATAGAGGACCCACATATTGCATGGCTAAAAAGATTTATGTTCTAGATACAAGCGTTTATTTAACCGATGCTAACTCAATAACTGCTTTCGAAAATAATGACATCATTATTCCTTTCAAGGTATTAGAAGAAGTCGATAATCATAAAAAACGACAAGATAGTGTAGGCGCAAATGCGCGCAAAATCATTCGGAAGCTCGATTCCTTAAGAGAGAAGGGCAGCCTACACAAGGGAGTACGTTTAGATAAGGGAAAGGGCCTCGTTTTTGTAAAAAATTGTGATTACACGATAAAAGAGTTGGATTTGTCTATTAATGATAATGAAATTATTAGTGTCGCCCTTGATACTAAACGCTTACAGCCTAAACGAAAAGTGATTGTAGTGTCGCGAGATATTAACATGCGCGTGAAGTGCGACGCGCTAGGCTTAATAACAGAAGATTACCAAGTCAATCAGATTGTCAAAGATACAAGCCACATTTATACAGGCTTTACTGAGCATTTAGTGGATGAACCGGTTATTGACCGATTTTATAGCGGCGAAGATATTTATATAGAAAAAGAAACGGCCCTTTTTATGCCCAACCAATTTATCCTCTTGGTATCAAATCAAAACGAAAAGAAAACAGCGTTGGCTCAATTTCGTAATTATAACACGCCATTGAGACGTATCAACGGAGAACATAAAAAGGGAATGTGGGGAGTAGCGCCGCGAAATAAAGAACAGATTTTTTCTTTACATTTACTTAAAGATCCCAATGTTAAGATCGTTACTCTAGTAGGAAAAGCTGGATCCGGCAAAACACTATTGGCAATTGCAGCAGGCCTTCACCAAACAATGCAAACTGAAGAATATAGAAAATTGGTTATTTCACGACCCATTCAGCCAATGGGAAGAGACATTGGTTTCTTACCAGGAACGATGGAAGAAAAAATGGCCCCATGGGTCGCGCCCATACAAGATAATTTACAATTCTTGATGGGAAATGACAAAGAAACGCTGGCCATGTACCTTCAAAATGGTACTATCGAGGTTGAAGCCCTAACTTATATAAGGGGGCGTTCTATTTCAAATGCATTTATTATTGTTGATGAAGCCCAGAACTTGACAGCCCATGAATTAAAGACTATAATAACGCGTGTGGGAGAAAATACCAAACTGGTCTTAACCGGAGATGTAGAGCAGATAGATAATGTATACATCGATGAGACGTCTAATGGCCTGACCCACGCAGTAGAAAAATTTAAATCATACGATATATCGGGACACATTACCCTGGTTAAGGGCGAACGCTCTAAGATCGCCACGATCGCCGCAAAAATTCTTTAAAAAAAAATATATGCAATGATACTATTGACATGGAGGATATTATGAGTTATAATATAGATGAAAACCCTGACTTGCAAAAGGTGGTTGATAAAGAAAGCCCGATGAAGGAATGGCTTGTGACTTATGTGGGGGACAAAATGAACCCGGAAAACAATGAAGTTACGGTTGAGTTGATTATTGAGGCCATGGCCGATGAATTCCCCGACTTCATAATGGCCCTCGCCGAAGAAAACTTCATAAGAGGATACAGACAAGCGCTTTCAGATGTTGACGAAGGTGAGCGATTGGCCAAAGAACATCAAAACCAGAAAAAGAATGAAAAACTACATAGTTAAAAATAGCAAAACAATCCAGAAGCAGCACCTAGAGTTAAAATTATATAATAAGCCTGTTAATATTGTTAAGGCTTTCGAACAGCCAATTGATTTGTCTCAAGTGCTGTCTAAAATTGAAGCTCGCATGCCGCAATATCTGGTACAAAATATTGAAGGAATATATGTTGGTGATTTTAAAGAGTTTAGCACGCATGGCAAAGACGTCAATGCAACATATAAAGATGGCGCTATATATGTCTCAAACAAACAAGATAATGAAGACGATTTATTGGATGATGTAGTCCATGAAATCGCCCACTCTATGGAGAACCAATATCAAGATTTAATTTACGGAGACGAAGAGTTAGAGGCGGAATTTTTGGCCAAGAGGCGAACGCTCTATTTTCTTCTGGACCGGGCCGACATGGGCTTAGAAAAGAACTTAATGTACTTTTTGAACCCTGAGTATAACTTTAATTTTGATATGTTTTTGTATAAGAAGTTGGGATACGATTATTTACGAAGCGCCTCTTCTGGGCTTTTCTATTCTCCATATGCGATTACATCTTTAAAGGAATACTGGGCCAATGGCTTTGAAAATTATTTCTTGGGTGATCGTCAAAAGCTAAAAGAATTGAGCCCAATATTGTATAATAAAATAAAAGCCTTGATTGAGGCCGCAGAAAAACAAGGGGGTATTTAATGGATATTAATGTTAAAAGAAAAGGGGACAAATTGCATGTGCATGTGTCTTGCAAGCCGCGCGCGTTTGCGGGGGGACACAATAGGACGGTCTGGCGTACTCCTAGAGTATTAAGCTACCTCAAAGAGCACTATTCTCAATATAAAATCGGCGCCACTCTATCGACCGCGTATGTTAGTAATTTCGAGCCGGAAAAAAGAAGCGGCGAATGGGTTTTTCAGCTTATACCTCGCACAATTAAGTCGACGAAGCCCGCGGGGACCCGACCCTCACCACCAAATACAGCGGACACTAAGAAGCCTCGTCGCCCCATCCCTGTACATAAAAAAACCTTAAAAGGTAACAAATGAAACATATTTCTTATTCTGCATTAAAAGAATGGAATGACTGTGCCTGGAAACATAAGCTAAATTATATTGACGGCCTTAAGCGATTTAAGGGCAATGAATTTACAGCTTTTGGTACCGCCATTCACACGGTATGCGAACATTTAGTAGCTCATGATATAACCAACGGCGCCCAGCTTTTTGATAAAGAGTTTGCTAAGAATTTGATTGGGATCAAGGATGAAGATCCCGAAATAATCTTTCGAAAAGACCTAGTAGAATCCATGCGCCGCCAAGGTGCAATTTTGATCGACCATATCTTACCGGCGTTACGCGGAACTTTTAGTGACTTTGAAGTATTTTCTATTGAAGAAGATCTATATGTACCTTTAGAAGAGGCCTTAAATTTTAAAGGATATATAGATTTGGTAATAAAAACAAGCAATGGAAAATATCATATTATCGATTGGAAAACATGTTCATGGGGCTGGGACAATCGTAAAAAAAATGATAAAATGACCACTTATCAATTAACATTATATAAACATTTTTGGTGTGAGAAGCATCATATTTCTCCAACAAACGTGGTAACACACTTTGCGTTGCTGAAGAGAACGGCCAAATATAATCAAGCCGAGATTTTTAAAGTAACCAGCGGAGCAAGAAAAACACAAAATGCTCTTAAATTATTAAACAAAGCCGTTTATAATATTCACAAAGGCAATTTCATAAAAAATAAATTATCGTGTTTTGGCAGATACGGAACATGTGAATATTATAAAACCCAACATTGTCAATAGAGGCCTCTATGAACAAAAAAATTAAAATTCTAACAATAAGCGATATGCCCCTTTCTCCAAGCGGCGTGGGCACTCAAACTAAATATATGATTGAGGCCCTCCTCAAAACCGGCAAATATACGGTCCGGAGCTTAGGCGGAGCCATAAAACATCCCAATTATAATCCCATTACGACTGAAGAATACGGGGATGATTGGGTTATCTTTCCTATTAAGGGATATGGCGACCCGGGCACCGTCCGATCTATTATAAGAAACGAGAAACCGGATGTCTTATGGTTTATGACGGATCCTCGTTTTTATGGATGGCTGTGGGAAATGGAAAATGAAATTCGTCCTTTAATGCCCCTTGTTTATTATCACGTATGGGATAACTATCCTTACCCTCACTACAATAAACCTTTTTATGATTCTAATGACATGATCTTAACAATTTCCAAAGTCACTGATGACATTGTTAAAACGGTGGCGCCATCTGTACGGTCTTTATATACTCCTCACGCAGTTAACACTGACATACTTAAACGATTAAATCCCGACGAAGTAGAAATGTTTAAAATTAATACATTTGGAGATTTCTATGATCCCAATAAATTTGTTTTTCTATGGAATAATAGGAACGCCCGGCGCAAACAAAGCGGATCATTGATTTTTTGGTTTGCCAAATTCTTAGAAAAAGTAGGAAAAGATAAGGCATGTCTGGTGATGCACACCGAAGTTAAGGACGAGCACGGCCAAGACTTAGAGAATATTATTAAAGAGCTAGGATTGGACACTGGTCAGGTGCTATTCAGCCAAACTAAGGTAGATCTGCCGGGCCTTGCATTAATGTACAATACGGCTGATTGTGTAATTAATATCGCCGACGCAGAAGGCTTTGGGCTAGCCACACTTGAAGCATTAGCCTGCGAAGTCCCTATTATTGTCAATATGACTGGCGGCCTACAAGAGCAGGTTACCGATGGGAAAGACTGGTTTGGTATTGGGCTAGAACCCACTTCGAAAGCAGTTATTGGATCCCAGCAAATTCCTTATATATATGAAGACCGGCTTTCAGAAGAAGTCGTAGTTAATGCATTGATGGAAATGTATCTCATGTCGGCGGAAGAAAGAAAGGTTTTAGGCCAAAAGGGCCGCGAACATGTTTTGAAAAACTACAATTTCGACAAGTTTTGCAAAAAATGGGATGAAATTTTTACCACGCTACACGAAGAAGAGGGTTCGTGGGACACCCGAAAGCCCCAGCAAGTCTGGGAAGTAAAGGAGATAGCATGATCAACGAAAAACCAAAGATTTTGGTGAGAGCCCCTGTATTAACTCGCACAGGTTATGGAGAGCACGGCCGTTTTGTACTGCGCGCGCTGAGAACCATTGAAGAAAAAATCGATATATATGTATCACCAGTCAACTGGGGGAATTCTAATTGGATTTGGGAAAACAACGAAGAGCGCCAATGGCTCGACAAATTAATCCACAAGACTGCCGTTTATCAGCAAAAATGCAAAGAAATGAAGCATGAAACTCCATATGCGATGAGTGTACAAGTTACTATTCCAAATGAATGGGAGCGTTTGGCGCCAGTTAATATAGGGGTGACTGCCGGTATTGAAACAACAAAAGTGGCCCCAATTTGGCTCGAAAAGGCCAACAATATGAACAAGGTCGTTACAATTTCGCAGCATTCCCGCGAAACATTTATTAATAGCGTTTATGAGGGAATAAACCAGCAAACGGGAACACCGGCGCGCCTAGCGTGCAACCAGGACATTGCAGTTGTTCATTACCCAGCTAAAACTTACAAAAAAAGAGATTTGAAGTTAAAGCTTGAAACACCTTTTAATTTTTTGACTGTCGCACAATGGGGTCCACGAAAGAATTTACCCAATACAATTCAATGGTTTGTGGAAGAATT